ACTCGAATCAATCAAACAGTTGATGGAGCAGAAGGTCTCACCGACGCAGATTGCGATTATCTACAGTCACAACGGAGAAGGCCCGTTCATGCACCGGGGCGTTCCTCAGCCTCACAAGGTCATCGAGGAGTACAGCAACCCCGGCAGCGTGCTCCCCGCTGGATTCGTGCATCCGGCACATGCCGCCAAGCAGAAAGCAGCACAAGAAGCCAAGGACCGATGGGTCACTCGCCAAAAAGCCAAGGCGTCAGCAGCCCCGAAAGCTGGCCCCGAGACGTTCGCGGAATTGTTCGCCCAGGGGGTCACAGTCGAGCAGATTGCCTTGATCAAGTGCTGTTCCGAGGGTGAAGTTCTCGCGGAAGCCAAGAAGCTCGGGGTCACTCCCAAGACGCTGGAAGCGATCGGACGGGGACCATTCGACCCGGAGATGTCTGAATCCGATCACCATTTCCTCAAAGGGTACACCACGGCAGCCGAAGCGGTGACCGATGATCCCGCCGACGTGGATGATGAATCAGGGGAGGACATCGAGGAGGACGCAGACGAAGAGATTCAGCCGGAACCTCTGTCCGATGAGGAATTGCGGCAGGAGATCATCGAGCGAAGTGAAGCCGGGGAGAACTCGGCAACAATCGCTTCTGAACTGGGCATCACGGTGCAGAAAGCGGCTGCGGTAGTCGCTTCGTATCGTCGCCAGATGAGTGCCAGCGGGGAGCAGAATGGCTAAGAAGCCAGCCCGGACAAGGAAGAGGGTGACCGACAAATCGAAAGCCTGGGAGCCTACTCCCAGGCAACTCGAAATGTATCACGCTGTCTGTCAGGGGCAAACGTATCGCGAAATCGCACAAAAGTACAAAGTCACGTTTCAGAATGTGCATTATGCGGTGCAGCGAATTTCGTCTTGGCTGGCCCCCCAGTTGATGGATTCGATCCGGCAGATCAAGGCGGAACACACAACCTCCCTGATGCACATCTTCCGTCAGTCAATGGAGGCCTGGGAGCGTTCCAAGCTGGACGCAGTGACCATCAAGGAGATTGCGGTCAGTCCAGACAAGAACTCTGAGGGGGTGGAAGTCGAGCGAACGACGAAGGGACAGGCAGGAGATTCCAAGTTCCTTTCCGAGGCCCGGGCAGCACTGTACCAAGTGCGAGAGATCTGGGGGGCGAATTCGCCGATCCGGGTTGAGCACAGTGACGCAGAGCGGGTCGCAGGGCGTTCGCTGGACGAAGTGCGGGCAGAGGTCGCGAAGAAACTGGAGCAACTTGGCCAGAGGTTGGCCCCGAAGGTGAATTGATGATTGCTGCAACAGAACCAGTGGTTGAACCCGAAGTGGAACTGGCGGGCATGCTTCGCGAGGTCGAAGAACTGTCCCAGTTCTATTACACGTTCACCCCTCGGCGAAACCAGCCGGATCGGTTCGACCAGCAAGAATCCTTTGTCACCAGCAAGGCGAGCGGCGTCTCATTCTTGATCGGTGGCAACGGAGCAGGAACCACAGAATGTGCGATGCACAAGCTGGCCCGGTTCGTCTTGCACGAGCAGGAACCACCACGGCGAGACACACCATTCTGGATCATTTCCGGAACCTATCCCCAGGTCATGAAAACGGCTTGGGTTGAAAAGCTATATGGGCACGGCCACATCCCCAAGAGCGAAATTGATTGGGATCGGGTGGCATGGTATCGACCCAACCAGAATTGGCCGTTTCGCGTGCCGTTGAAGCCCTGGCCGGGGAAGCCTGGCAAGAACTGGGTCTTGGAATTCAAGTCTTATGAGCAGGGTCGCGAGCAGATGCAGGCTGAAGCGATCGGGGGATTCTGCTTCATCGAGCAGTTCCCCTACACCCTGCTGACCGAGGTGCTTCGCGGATGTCGTGAATACAACTTCCCGGGGTCGAAGTTCTGCGAGTTCACGCCGATTGACCCAGCCATGAGTGCGGAGATCGAGCAGCGAATTGAGGACGGACTACCCGAGGGGTGGGAAGTGTGGCGAGCGAACACGGAATGCGCCAAGGAAGCGGGGCACGTCTCGGAAAGCTGGTTCAAGGAATTCTACGGGATGGTACCCGAAGAGATGCTACTGACTCGTCTGATTGGGGCGTTCGCCAGTTACGAGGGCTGTATCTACCAAGGTTTCAATCCTCAGGTGCATATCGTGGATGACGATGTGATCGACCATCCCAGCGGTGTCTTCTATCGTCGCGGTCTGGACTGGGGGGCAGGGCCAGACAACCCCCTCGCGTGCGTCTTCGGGTATCGGAACGGCCTGGGGCAGTGGCACATCTTCGATGAGTATTACAGCAGCAACCAGAACTTCACGGTGATGGATCACTTGGCGGCCATCGCTGACCAAGTTCCCTGGCCCGTGAACAATCCTCAGTATGGGACGACCTACGCAGATCCCTCTTCTCCAGACTGCATTCGCATCGCTCAGTCATGGGGAATGCCGATCTCGAATGCACGAAATGCAGTGTATGAGGGGATCGACTACGTGCGGTATCTCCTCAAGAGATCACCCACGATTCATCAGCCGATGTTGTTCATCCACAAGCGATGCAAGAACTTGTTGCGTCAGATGCGAACATATCGCTGGATCCGCCCTTCGGATTCCGGTGTCAATCCTCGGGACGCGAGGCGGGAACCACTCAAGAAGGATGATCACGCAGTTGATGCACTGCGGTATCTGGTGTTCTCGGAAGCAGTCGGAGACAAGGCGTTCGCATCCTCGATGAAACGTCCGGTCAATGTTCGGCGTCATGGGATTCAGTTGTCAACGAGAGACTAAGCAAGGGGGAAATAGGATGTCAGGTTTACAGATTCCGGGACGAATGCAGGTCAATATCCGTGAAATGGACTCGAAAGCGGCTTTCCCGCAGTCGTTCGTGTTGCAGGCTGATCCAATGCGACTCGACATGAATATCGTCGGCGGATTGAGTGCCTTGGAATATGCTGCGATCCAGATTGCAGCCGGGGGAAACATGCCGATTGAGGCGGCAGTCGAGCGGGCAATTGCGGTGCTCAATGAGTGCCGCAGGGTTTCTCAGCAATAGAAAAGGATTTCCCTATGTCCTCGCCTTTGTTTAACGCAGCCCTGCGGCAACTGCAGCAAGCAGCCTTGGCACGGTTCAGAAGCCTCCCCCTCGGGAGACTCTTGACCGAGTACCGACGCACGCGGTCACCACTGTCAGGGGACCAGATTCAACGCTTGTCCAGACAGTTGCGGGGCGTCACCTCCAGATCTGTGGCAAGGCAATTGCTGTCCGACTTGGGAGCAGGGGACATTCTGGACCAGGTGGATCGGTACGGCAGAACGGGGGACTTCATCAACCGGACCTTGGATGCTATGGGAACGGTTGGAAGCCTGATCCGGAACCTGTCGACCCCCTTCCGATCCAGCGGGGCAAGAGTCAGCGCCTCTCGTGAGATCGAAGCGGCTTCAGACCTGTTGCGAGCCTTTGGGCACGCCGTCCTGAACACGTCTCAACAATTGTCTCCGGAAGATATCGAGCGTGCCGTCAATGCGTTGCGGGGAGCAGGGTACAACGTGCAGCCGGGTGCTCCCGAAAGCCCACCAAGCATCCCGCCAGCGCCACCTAGGTCGCGAAGATTGACCGAGGACGTCGACTTCGGGCGTCCACATCAGCTAGAAGGCGGTGTGTCGTTCACAACTCGAATCAATCGTAACGACGCACTGCTGACGGGTCAGATGATCGAGGTTGAATCCTCAAACGTGCATTCGATCGGGTTTCGGATCGACGAAGGGACAGCCCACCGCGAGCGGACAGGAACTTTGCTGGTGCGATTTCTGGGGACCGATTCCAGCGGGAAGCGATCTGGACCTGGGCCACTGTACGAGTATTCGGATGTTCCCGCAGAACTGTTCCAGCGGTTTCGCCGTGCGAGTAGCAAGGGGGAATTCGTGTGGGATGAATTGCGGGTCAGGGGATCTGTCAGTGGCCACCAGTACGCCTACAAGCTGGCGGGGATCACCAATGGATACGTTCCTCGGCAGGCTGGCCTGAAGCGTGGTCGGGTCGGGGAATACTACCTGCAACGTCGATTTCGGGACGAAAGTGGTCAATTGCTGACCAGTCAACTCCCAGAGCAGCTTGTCCGAGGGTCTGGGAGGCGATTACAGGGACCAGGCGCCGACAGGCTGCGACTACAGCCGAATCGGGGAGAACCAAATCGGGGGAGACCCAGCCCCCCGAATCGAGGCAGATAAATCTTGAGTTTTGACA